ATCTACTTCATACATGTTAACGAACTGCTCACGAGTAGCGCGAGCTAATACATCAACGTCATTCGGATGTGTACTAAATGAATCGTGAATAGCTCCGAATACACCTTCATAATTCATAATTGTCTTAGCCATGTGTGCTGAGTCATAGCTGTGGATATAGTTAGGGCTGATACCCTTTGCAATGTCATGTTTCATCGCTGCATCAACAGGAATCTGTAATGCTAATTCGATCTGATTGCTCTTCTTACCTTCGATATCTACACCCTTCAATGACAACTTCATAGAGTCCTCACGAGTGTAATGTGAATGATAGAATACAGGGAAGCCAGCAGGAGTAATCCAGTGAATGTACTTAGCGTCATTACCATACTTAAGAGTACGAGAGTCACGAACATGAGCAAGGCGATCTTGTAGTAATTCAATCTGAATCTCATCATCAAGAGTCTTATCCTTCTTCTTCTTAAGCTTCTGTAGTTGACTGTGTACTTTCTTCTTGGTCTTTGGTGTCCACACCTGACCATCCCAATCATACGCTTCCATCTGACCAATCTCGTAGTCAGCTAGTGTCTGTAACCACTCCATTGTCTTGGTAGCACCTGGACATACCTCACCAATACATGCGACAAGCTCTTTAGAGAGCATATCACAATCTGTTTTCTTGATGTCGTACTTCTTGTGCATCTGATCTTGCACCAAATCACTCATCATGTTTTCACTAATGCGTCCTGCACCTGCACTGTATGCACGTGTCATTGTACCACGCTTAGTAATGTACTTACGAATGTGCTTCATAGGCATCTCGCGAGTCTCAAAGAACTCTGGTAGACGCTCAACAAGCTTTTTAGCAACCTGTACATAGAGATCAGTAGGAATCTCTGATGCTTCTAATGCAACCAAAGAACCTGTTAGCTCATCACGAGCAATCGCTGCACTGTGCTGATAGCCGTTACATGTACCGTCAATAGCAACTGGTAGATGACATACATGACCCTCTGGATCTGCCATCCAATTACGAATCTCAATACATGCTGCAAGATAGCTGAATGGCTTCTCAACTTTCTCTGATGGTAATTGACGTGAGTCAGCTACAATCTTTTCGATATTGTATGCTGTCCAACACATACGATCTTTCAGTGTCATCTTGTCTAACGAGATTGAATCCAAACCTTCTTGTTCAAGCATAGACTTGTAATCATATGTAGTCCATGATGGAATCTCGTTGATGTCATACGATTGATTATGACAATTAGCTGCATGAATAAACAACCAACGAACACCATCTTCATCTAACTGAATACCGTCTTCGAACAACATAAGAGAACGAGCTAAGTCATTACCCTGAAAGTTTAGGAATGGTTCTTTGTAGTAGTAACGTCCACGATAGTCTACATCTACATACTGGTAGAATGCAGGCTCATCTTTGAGTGAATCTGCTTTCTTGAGAATCATCTTCATAGCTGCTGACTTAGAGTTACTGCGCAAGATTGCTAGCTCCTCTTCCCATTTCTCAGCAGCTTCATTGTATTCTTCTTCATTCTCAGGAGTCTGAGATTTCAGATAGGCTTTCTCTGCATCTTTGAATCGCTTAGCACGATGTTCTTTAGTGAAATCGTTGTGCTTGATTGGCTCGATAATGTCAGCCTTCTCTACGATGCTCAGAACTTCTTCATTGATCTTCCAGCCCTGTTGCTGTAGCACATTCAGAGCAGCAATCCAGTCGTCTTTGTCCTGGATACTCTGCATGTAGCTCTCGATATGCTCTGATGTCTGGCTCATAGCGTTAACATTATTCACACCCTTTACCACCGCTATGCATGCACCTAGATCTGTGCTTTGTAGCACACTCTCGACGTCTCTGATAGGGCTTAGGGATGTGTATGGGAGTAGATTTTCTTCTGGCAATTCATCTGGGAGTTCACCCATGCATGGCTCAAGAATAATCTTGTATACACCACGAGGATACTCTTTGACTGCGTATGTATGAACAATACGAATAGCCTTAGCATGCCAGAATGCTGTGATGATTGCAGCACCGAGATGAATCTGATCTTTGCGATCAGGCATTTCGAATCCTGCTGTGGATGATGCGAGTACACCTAAGATACTAATTGTGTTAGTAAGCAGTGCTTCCCCTTTCTCTAGACTCTCATTACGAGAGCTAACCATAAGATGCATAAGGGAATTAATAGATGCCGCAATGATATTGCGTAGTGCGTTATCTTGATCAGATTCCTCGATAACAGTCTTGAGAACAACAAAGCCTCTGTTCTGTTTCTTTCCTGAATCCAATACGATCTTGCTAAGTTCATCAGCAAGGTATGTCTCAATAGTATTGAATGTACTCATATTAGTCCTCTTCTAATATTTGTTTATAGATCTTGTCGTAGTTATTAAACTTCTCTCTGTCTCTCCGTATTTTTTGCTCAACTAGGAAGTCCATTATATCTGGTTCTACCCCAAAAGGCAACTCTTTTTTACGGCGATCATCAAGAGAAACTACATTAGAAGTCTTCTTGGTTTTCAGATTGTCCTGCGTGGATTCGTCCTGTGTCGTGGTCATAATGCGCTACTCCTGCTGGACCTGTTAAACCTGTGTGACGGCATTTAAGAACCTTCATCTTGATTGTATTACGTTCTGCGTCATCATCAGCAGCATTGTTACGTGCAAAGCCTACGATATCCATAGAAATCTGCTTGATTGAGCCTGAACCTTTGATATCATCCATAGATGGTAACTCACCTTCTTCGAATGATTTACCTGTAGATGTCTTACGTAGATGAGAAACAAGACCAATCCAGACATTATGTGTCTTAGCTACTTTGAGAAGGTCATTCATTGTCTTGTCAATAGCTGCGTTACCTTCAAGTCCATCCGCACCTTCAGATACTAGGATTGTGATGTGGTCAATAAACAGATACTTACAGCCTACAGAAGCCATATAGTTAAGCTGCTCCACAATACCATTGGTAATAGCACCAGCATGATCAAGTACCAATATACGATTATCACCGAATACTTCATCAAAGCCTTCATAGAGATCCTCCATAGTAAGATCTTCATCCATAGGGTTACGGCTAATAGCCATAGCAGACATCTTCTTAGCTGTCTCTGCAGGGCTTTCTTCTAATGAGATGATACCGATCTTGTCTTCAGTTGTACGTAACAAGTGTAATGCTATCTCACGTAGCATGCTTGACTTACCTGAGCCTGTACCCGAAGTCCACAATGTAATCTCACCTGCACGCATGCCCTTGAGTTTCTTATTGAGACCATCAAAGCAATCTGGATAAGGTACAGATACAATCTTGTCATACTCCTGCATTGCTTTCCAGAGCTGTACGCTAGTCATAATACCTTGTGGATTATACTGCTCAGCATTCCAGATAGCTTGCATGATACTACGGAAACCATGTTTAGTTAGCTCATCAGATGCATCCTTAGCTTGTCCATGAGCAACTTTAATTTTCTCATAGCCAATGATCTTAGCTAGTTTCTCTACTGCTGCTTCCCCTGCGTCATCGGAATCGATGTATAAGACGACTTCCTCAAACTCTCGGATCCAACCGCGATTGTCAGCAACGGGATTAAGATTAGAAGCGGAAGGGATACTAACAACAGGATAAATATTACCATTATACTGGCGATAAGCCTCAGCAACTGCAAGAGTATCTTCTTCACCTTCGGTAATAACAAGTCTCTTAC